CATCGTCAAACACTCGACCTGCCCGCTGTGTTCCAGCAGGTGCTTTGAACTCACAAGGTCCGGTCAGTACTTTGACCCCATCATCAGTGGTTACTGCAATTGTTCCCGACTCCAATCGAACGGTGTAGGAAACTTTGTGCTCGGCACCGGTCAACACTGTCCAAGGCGGCACAACAATCTTTCGCTCGTACACACCGGGCAGAAACGTGTGTGTCGTGACAATATCCGCTTGCGGCATCCCGAACAACTTCAACTCAAGCGCACGAACTTTGTCTTTATCGGTGGCTTGACCAATAATTTCAAAATTGCATTGAGTTGCTAGTTGCATCAGGTCACCTCGCGGCCAGAAACCCGCATGTTGATGGCGGTAGCGGTTCCAGCGATTGTACTGATGAAGTCGCCAGGGTTCAAAACCTGCCCGACCAACTCGGGGAACGTGTAGACCTCGGACGGTTGAAGCGTCTTGGTCTTGGTGATCAGGTTGCTGTTGCCAGCGGAGAACGACACAGTGACCAAGTTGACCGAGATCGTGGCAGCACTGGCGCTGTAATTGGTCGCAGTGAACTTGTCGATGATCGTGGTTACACCGGTTGCGGTGTACTGGGTTGTTTGGCTGTTTGCAACATCTTTCGATGGCACAAGGTTTTTGACGGTGACTGTCATTGGATACCCCCGATATTGTTTGAGACTGTGAGAATGATAGACGGGATGCTAGGGACAGGTGCAGTCGCAGGCACGGAAAGAAGTTCAACACTGAGGCTGGTCGTTGAAAACATCATCTCAACGTAGTCGCCAGAGTTGAGGTCAAAAAAGTAGTTCAGTGACGAAAATATTTCAGCGTCATTGCCCTGAATCCTGATCTGGCTGGCGCTGTCTGGCACATCTGTGCCGTTGAGTCGGAACCAGAAGTAAAACTCGGCTATGCCGCCACTGGTCTTGTCCAACTGAAACGAAGTGTCAAAGTTGTAGATACCCGGTGTGTCCACGTACACCCTTGATGTCGGGGTGCCAAGATACACACCTCGGCTCAAGTCCGTAGTGTTGAACGTAATCGCTTGGGCCGTGTTGATCGTGGTGGCCGTCTGAGTCGTGGTGTCGTAGAACGAGCCGTACCGCGAACGCTCAAACTCACGGGGTGGCGGGGTCACTTGAAGACCTTGAATCTGCTTTTGCAACTCGGCTGTCAGTTCAGTGCAAGGACACTCAATCTGCTTTTTTAACCCGTCGATCTGTTTCTGCAACTCGGCGATTTGGTCAAGTGCGCTTTCCTGACTTGGCTGTGTTTTGAGCGAATCAATGCTGATGACGATCTCACCAAAGTCTTCTTGGGTGGGCATCGGCGGCCCCACTTGCAAGTCGGTCAGCGATGCCGTGTTCTGGCCGCTGCCGGTCAGCACGAACAGACTTAGGAAAAAGCGATACCACTCACGCGAGACAAGGCCGGTCTTCGGGTCCAGCAGAGGTACCCGAGGAGGCGTGATGTTGGTAAGTTGCGCGGTTGCCATTACGATGCAGTCGGACTGAGGATAAGTTCAGCACCAGTGATGGCAATCTTCACGGGGTCAGTGCCTGACAACTCGTACACCCGGTCACGCAGCTTGAGCGTCATGCCCAAGCGCCTCCAGAATGTACGGCGTCCATAAGCACCGATTGGACCCAAAGATGTCCAGTGCTCGTTAGACCATGTGTGTCCACCGTCATCGCTCCAGCGCAGCATGACTTGGGGGTCGCTGCCCTGTCCAGTGTTCAGGCCAACACCTGCCTCACAGTTGAGTTGAAGGCTGTGCTGCGCGGTACGCTTGAAGTTGTTCTGGCCCGTAGGCAGTGCCCGCCATGTGCGATACCACTTTTGAATCTGGCCGTTGTCCGAGTAATCCTCAAGATCAAAGGCGTAGATGTTGCCGTTCTCAAAGTCGCCGACCACAATCTCGTTGTTGAACGCCATCTGGCAGTTGCTGCGGTGACGGGTGAACTGCCCATTTTCAAAACCAGCCCTCTCGTGCCATGCCTGCGTTGCCACGTCATACACCCATGTGGTGTTGGCCGATGGGAAGATCAGGACGTAAAAGGCGTGCCCGTCTTGCTGGTACGTGTACCCGAAGGCATCGGTGATGTCGTCGTACTGCTGGATTTGCCACTCGACAGCGTGTGTCGAGATGCGGGTGCCCGTGTAGCCGTTGGCCCGGTAGACGATGCCCTTGCCACGGGCGTCAGAACCCAGCCAGAACACGCCGTTGTCGAGTTTGGCAAGCGAGTAGGGGGAGATGCAGCCAATCTCGTTAAAAGCGCCTTGGATGCGCTGCAACGGAAAGTCTGCTGTCCCGGCGTTGTACCAAACCTCGACCGAGTTGGTGCCCAGCACCCACACTTCGCGGTGGTCAACGATCAAGGCGGTTATGTCGTCAGGCGCACCCTCGGCGCTTACAAAATCCAGCGGGTCCACGGACAGGCCGTCCAGCAGGCTGGTGATCCAAAGGCGCTGGCTGTTTGGCTCGTTGAACACAAAGTAGCCGTCCAGATAGCCCACGCTCACTGCGCCGGGAAAGTCAGGGTCGGTGATCTGCTGGAACACGTTGGTCGTGTTGTTGTAGATGTAGCTTGGCCCGTTGGCTGCAATGAATACTTGGTTTCCATTGTCAGCGATGCTCACGGGGCCAGTGCCCGCCACGGTGCCCAGCAAGGTGGGAACGTAGCTGCTGTTGATTTTGAAGAACTGGTTGCCCGACACGACAAAAGCAGTGCTGCTGTCAGGCGCAAAGTCCCACAGGCCACGGATTGGGCCGTTGCCGATTGACGCCAGCAGGCGCAGCCCTGGCGCACGGTTCAGAAACGCAGGCTCTAGTCCACCCTCGGGGATGACCTCGGGAAACAGGTTGACCATGCGGGCATCTGCGGCATTGACGCTGCGGGTGACGTACGATGATCCGAGGATGGGCGTCTTCATCAGTAATTTCCAGCGTAGATGTTGAAACGCTGACGATTGGACACCAATGCGTAGGGCATGGACATCACATCGTATGGGTTGTTGATGCGCTTCAAGTTGCGCTTGCTGGTCATGGCGATGCGCTGCACCTGTGGGCTTGGCTCCACGCCAAACTCGGGTGCGATCTCCATTGCCAAGTTGTAGGCAAACGCCCGCATGTAACCCGGTGGGAAGAACAACTCGGTCGCCAGTACGGCAGGCTGCGTCAACTCTTGCACCGAGATGAAGTGCCACTCCAGCAACTGCGTTGGCCGGGGGTAGATGTACATCTCCACGTTGGGGAACGTGTTGTTGATGAAGATGACCTGCGGGAAGGTCGATGTTGAGGTCTTGACAGCGATGCCGTTGTACTGGTCCTGGTTGATGATTTTGATGCCATACGACACGCCACTGGGGGCGCGGAAGTAGGTGGCGTCATCAAGCTGGATTGGGCGGTTGCCCACTAAGTCACCAGAGGGGCCAAGGGTCTGTTTAATCTGGCCCACGGGCCAGTTGAACACCTGATCTTGGGTGCAGAACACAGACAGACGCTCGGTGTTCCACGAGTCGATCATCTGGTTCATTGCAGTCAAGGCATCCTGACTGGTAGCCGCTGACGCTGTTTCCCCTTCGGCAAGAATACCAAGCAGCCTGAGTGCTCGGTTGATCTGGTCGCCAGCGGTATAAGCCATGTTATTTCCCTTCGGATTCGTCGCTTGCCGAAGTCAAAAACGAGGGGACTTCGTTGGGCTGTTCGACAGGTTGATCGGTCACTTTGCGGGTGTACTTGCGTTTTGGCGCTTCGACTACCGGCTCAGATGCCACCTCGACAGGTGTGTCAGGATTGTACCGTGTCCAGCCGTTTTTTTCATCATTGACGATTTCAGCTTCGTTGGTAGCAACTTTGGCACCAAACTCAGGGTGTACGAGGGTTACGTTCATTTAAATCTCCATGTGAAAACGGGGCCGAAGCCCCGTTTTACCAGTTACCTAAGGATTAGGCAACGCGATACAGCGTCCATGTGGTGTCGCCGGTTTTACGGGCGCGGAACCGGGCCGATGTGTTAGCGGACACGGCGGCAACGCCGACGATTGTCCAGCCTGTACCCACCACAACAGTGGCGGCGTTGGTGCCACCAATGTTGATGATGGTGAAGTCAAAAGCGGCGTTCACTTTGGATGCGCTAGAGACATCGGCTTCCAACAGTGCCACGGTGGGCAAAGTCAGATCGACGGCAGCGCCGGTGTATGTGAACAAACCATTTGACAGTTGAGCAGCAGTCAAAGTTGCTGCGGCTGTCAGGGCTGTGGGAGCGCCTTGAACAAACAGGGTAGCTTCGCCGATGTTGCCGTCACCAACTTGGTAACCGCCTGCGCCATTAGGGAGTGCCATGATAATTTCCTTTGAAAGTGGTTTGAAAGCAGGGGCCGAAGCCCCCGGTTCGATTTAGCCGAAGATGCGGCAAGCCATTTGTGGACGGATGGTGTTGAAACCATACAAAACGTCAACACGGCAAGGCATACGGTCGTTGTTGATGTCGTACTGACGAACAACACGCAGGCTGATACCGTTGTGAACGGCACGGCTTGCCATGTCAACGCCTTGTGGCAGCAACAGGTCGGCAGTAGCGAATGCGATGGCATCCTTGTGGTACACCAAGTTCTGGGGGAACGAACCACTAGCGGCACCAACGAAGATGACAGCTTTGCCGGTCAAAGGCAGGCTGACCATAGTGCACAGGGCGTTACCAGCCGAGTACATTGGGGCAACAGTCACAGTAGCTGTGGTAGTGCTGGTGGAGGACGAGATCGCCACGAACTGGAACAACGAACCTGTGGACTCACGAGTCTGTGGGTTGGCTGCAAAGCAGTCAGCGATTGTGAACACGTCACCAGGGTTGATGGTTTCGCCAGAGCCGACAGTCAGAGTCAGAGTGGTTGCGCCTTCAGCGGTCACGCTGGCACCAGTGGTGTTGCCAGTAGCAGCACGGGTGCCGCAGGTGTGGACCTTGATCGACTGGCTCATGTTGACTTCTTCGTAACCCAACACTTGCTCACCCATCATGCCGTTCTTGAACTGGCGAGAGATGACATCTGTGGGGTTGAAGAAACCAGACAGACCGTTGACCAAAGCAGCGTTAGCAGCAGGGTTCACGGTAGCGTAGCGAGGCGACATGGTAGCGGCGTTCTCGTTCAGCTTCTGCTGGGCTTGCAACAGCACCAGGGCGGTCGATGGGGCATTGCCGGGGGAGCCGACAGAGTTACCGACCAGCTTGTATGCGTTGGCAACGTCAGCGTCCACGGTAGAGGCCAACTGGCTGATACGTGGCTTCAAGACACGCTCTGCGAAGTCGTCCATCTGCATGGTCAATTCAGCGGATGTGAAGTTGATGCCGATGTGCTTTTGGCTGGAGACAGTCAAAGTGGTGAACTGTTCGTTGTCGTCCTGAACTTGCAGGGCGGCACCGTCAGTGACCAAAGCGCGGTCGGGCAAACGGATACGCAGTGTAGAACCGATCTTGGCACCTGAGACAGCGAAGCTGTCGTCGTACTGACGGTTCACGTTGCGGGTGATCACCAAGTTGTTCTCAAGGATTTCGAGAGACTTGCGGGTGATCATGTCAATGGTAAGAATCGAATTGCTCATGATGATGATTTCCTATTTAGCGGTTGCGGGTTGCCCGTGCTTTGTCGATTTGTCTTTGGCGCTCGGCAGCAATCCAGTCCGATACATTCAGTGTCTTGGTAGACCGAGGATCGGTGGTGTCAGTGACACCAGGATTGGTTGCTCGTGCGGTTACCGGACGAATCGGGTCTGGCGCAGACGAGGTTTTCTTTTGGAAAGGCTCGGCAGTTAATTTAGCCTCGACTTTTCCAATCTCACGTGCTTGCAACAGTGGCGACAAGCGAGAAATGCGTTCAGCTTCCTTGGGGTTGCTGCCCAGCCAGTAGGCCAGATCAGGTCCAAGGTCAGACGCTTTGATGGTTTCGGCCATCGCATCGGTGACTCGAAGATTCGGGTTATACGCAACTTGGTCAAAGTCATCGTATTTAGACCGGGCTTCTTCCTCACGCTCTGCGAAGGTTTCTTCAATCTCAGCGCGTTGATTCTGGATTTCCCGATGTTGAACCAGCTTTTCAGCCTCGGCACGGATGAAATCACCGTATGCCTGCGGGCTGTCAAATTGATCTGCTGCCGGAATATCCGTTGGCATTGCTGGCACGGGTGCCTGCTTTGCCTGCTGCTCACGTTCCCATTTGCGCTGTTCTCTTGCGAGGCGCTTGCCAATCATCGCGTCGATTTCAGCCTGCGAGTACTTCTTTTCCTCTTGGGTGCTACCGTCTTGATTCTCAGCTACTACCGGCGCATTTTGTGCATTGTCCGTGGTGGCCGTCACCTCGGGTGCTTGCGCGGAGTCAACTTCCGCTAAGGCTTGGACTTCATCAGTCATTTACGAATCCTTGGATTCCCCGGTCTACTGGGCCGGTACAGTTCTTAGATTATGCGCTAAGAAATCGCTTGTCAAGTATCAGCAATCTTCAGCGCCATCAAATTCTGGCAGCGTCTTTAAGTGCTTGTAAACCTGCTCAATGAGATTGGGGGCACCAGTTTCAGCCGACACGGGCACTTGATATTGTTTGGTGAATTGAGCCACATCGCCAGTAAAACGGACATTGGCGGTCACTTGGGTTTTGTTTCCGCTAAATGAAATGACTTTGACGTAAGCAGAAAAAGAAACTCGTTGTATGCCATTTTCAATATCACCAACAGGAGTTTGGATAACGGCTTTACCTTCGGACTCAATAATTTTACGGAACGCCATATCAGCCCCCTTTTACGGCTTGTGCAGCTTTGTAAGCGGCCACAACGTCAGCAGTGTGCACAGCAGCACAAACGGCCTGAACTTTGGCATCTTCATTGCTGTAATCATCACCGGGTTTAAAGTAGTTGCCTTTGACCTGTTCGGCAAAGGGTATGCCGTCTTCTAAGACGGTAACAATATAGCGCACAGCGACAGTCTGGTCTGCCATTACTTCAATGCGGTCAACAAGGGTTGTTTTTTGAAACATGGTGAGTCCTTATACAAAATAAGTTATGGTGAAATAAATTGAGCTTGTGGCCGCAATTGCACCGACTGCGTAAACAGAAGCTGTATAAGCATCCACAACGCCACCAGCATTTAAATCATAATTGAAATAAGAACCTGCCGAGCCATCACCTAATACGGTAAACGGCAACCCTGCGCAAAGTATGCTTCCAGAAGTGCAAGC